AAAGACTTGCGACGGTATTCCAAATTGTCCATAGCTTCACGCTCGGCTTGTTTGGCATCACGGGCTGCAAGTTTGCTTTCAAAGTCCTGAAACCTCTGTGCGTAACGCTCTTCCATTTCAATTTCAGGCATCACCACATCTGGGCGCACCTTCTTTGCAAGTTTCAAAAAAGAACTGCGAGTCTCTGGGTTGTCTGACAATTGTTTTGCCAGTCGAGCCAGCTCATCTCGCGCTTCATAAGACACATCTTCAAGTGACATAACTATCCCCTAGTTGGTTAATAACGTTTGCCGCCGCTGCGTTTGTTGACGCGCTTTGGCTGCTTGTAGTTGGTCATGATTAGATGACTTTCTTTGTGCCGCCTGGTTTCTCAAGCGACATTTTGTTTTTGTACATCTGACTGTTGATAGCAGCGCCATCTTTGCCGCCGCCAAATTGCGAAAAACGTGGCGGGTTAAAAACTTGACCGTTTTGCATGTTGTTGTCAGTTGGTTTGCGAATAGCGGTAGAACCGCGAGGTTTAAACAAATCCATGATAGTTCCTTACATTGGGAGGGGTGGTTGTTGCGTGCCTGGGGCGGGTGCTTGCGCGATGCTTCTTTGCTCTGGAGTTGCACCGCCAGCTTGTGGCAGTGTTTGCATCATTTGCATGATCTCCGTTGGAATAAGCTCACGATTCTTTGATTCGCGCTTGCCAAACATTTTGTGCAACGAACTCAAAGATTTCATGATGTTTTGGCCTTCTGGAGTTTCGCTTCCAAGCGCAGGAAGTGATTGCTCTAGCAAGTCCATAGCCATTTGAATGTTGATGTTTGCCGCCGCTTTGCTTCCCATCTTGGGTTCAGGCGTAGACATGGGAGAAGCCATAGGAGGCACTGACGAATCCGCACCAGCGCCAGCATCTGCTGGGCCAGGGATGTCAGAATTCTCAGGGGCTTGCCCCTGCTGAATCAACTCCATCATCTTGTCCATTGGCATACAGTGTTCCTTAAAAGGCGACGGTTAGTTACCATCCAACCGCCAATGATGGGTTGCATCCAGTGCAAGCAGTTAGGGCAAAGCCCTAATTACTTACGCTTGGACTTGCGCATACCTTTACGTGCTTTACGTGCCATGGTAGTAGCTCCTAGAAACCGGCCACATTATAGGGAATGCAGCCATACCCAATCCGTTTCACCGAATTGTTGTGGTTATACAACATCTTTTGTATGCATGCAACAACTATCACTTTTTAGGCTGTTCTTTTGGCGATTCTTTGCTTTTCGGCTGCTGGGGCTGGCTTGCAGCCAGTTTTTCAGCTTTCTCCAAATCGTCTTTAAGCAGCTGCTTCATAGGCGGGTCAACTAAGTCAATCAGACGCTTTTTGTCAATAACTTTGGCCTCAAACAACTTAAACGCCAAGTCTCGGCTGTCTTCCATAAAGATGGGACTGTTGCTATGCGCGTCTACCTTGACTACAAAATCATTGGTAAATTGTTCGGCAATAAACGTAGCGCCCTGTTCATCTTTGAAGTGAGTGTCGTCATACGCTTGCATGATCTTGAGATACAGCGTTGCTAGTTTTTCCAGCGAGTCTTCAATAATGAGTGCCCGTTTTTTGGCGCGGCTACTTCCCAGACGGGCAAGTTGACTTGCGTGTCCAGCAGAGCGCACGCCTGATTCGCCACGGCCTTGCAACACGCTAGAGATGCCGCTGGCCTCTGCGAACATGGCGTCGATCTCGGCTATCTCTTTGAACAAGTCTTCTGGAATTCTGGGGGCAAGTTCTTCTACTTTGCCGCCAGGGGTATCAGACAGAATAAAAGAACTTGGCGAGTTAAGCGCATAGGCTTTTTCATCTGTGATTCCCATAAAGCCAGAAAACGCTTTTGGCGGGTTTACTTGCTTTGCCAGCAGCATAGAAATTTCTCCCACGCGCTTTGTCCGCAGTTCTTGCAAGTAGATCAGTTTTTCAACTTCGCTTTGACCCCAGAAATAATCGTACATCGGGTTCGGGCAAATCTGCACAAACGGGCATTCGCCCTTGATGAACATAGATTCACCGCTGCGGTCATAGATGACGACATACGGGTTTGCCATTGTCACCACCTGGTAGTCAGATGTGTCGTCGTCCCACACCCACATCTCTACCATCTCTATAACGCTCTCTCCTACTTGCGCCTGGTAGCGGCTCATGCTCTCCAGAGATAGGTTAACGTTACCTGTTACGTTGGGCTGCGTCTGCGAGAAGGCCAGCCGGTTCATAGCATTAGGCACTTCGTCTTTAGGCTTGGGGCCATCAAACACGCGCTTAAGAATACTTTCCCGTTTCGGGTGGTTGTACAGACGTGTGTACAACTCCGACTTGGTCATGTAGTATTTGTGGCAAATAGCTTCTTGCCTGTCGGTGTACGGGCGGTCTTCGCGCAGAACGCCGATAGTTCCAGGCTCGATCACATACGGGTGAATACTGCCGTTCTTGCCAACGACAACCTTGCAGAATGTAGAGTTGTAAACCAGCGACCAGTTGATGGCGGTAGAGAACACTTGATCGGTGTTACTGTTAAGCCATTCGTCATTCAGCGCACGGGTCAACACCGGAATCTTAGTGTGTTCTGATTTGTCGACAGACGCGCCAATGTTGATAGAGAAGCGCGTTGTCTCTGACGAATACAAGAAAGAGTTAAGCTGGTCTATGTGCGGCGCTATCTTGTTGAACAGCGCGGGAGGATCATCAGGCGAACTGCCAAACAAAAAGTAGCAGCGCAGCTTGTCGTACTGGATTTTGCGTTCATCCACGGACACCAGACACTTCTGCATGAGGTCTATATAAAACGCTTCACGCGCATCTGGTGACTTAGGAATAATCATTTTGAGATACTCAAGTTTTCATGATCCCGTTGAATAATGCTAGGAGCCAGAGGCTTAATTCTGCCAGTAGCTTGCGCCAATTGTAGCCCGTTAACAGATTCGTCGGCAATAGGACTAGTGTTGTACTGGCCGATGCTGCTTGGGCTTCCCCACTGGACAGCATACGGGTTCTGGGGCTGCTGCGGATACCTTGCAGGCTGCGCTTCACCTTCACGGACGCTCTTGATGTCGCTCATCCCATAATCTTCAGCCAAACCACGCATAGTGCTATCAGCGTTTTTTGTTCTATCAGAACGTGTTCCAACTGCTTGCAAAAAGACTTTCACTATCGCTTCACCATCGCATCCTTTAGGGCAGCGAGGCTCCCAAGCCTCAAAATACCCGTGTGCCATACATTTAAAGTCATGCAAAACTGCCATTTTCAATCCCCATTGAGGTCACGTTGACTGTAATCGTGCCGGTTGACCATACCCACACGCAGCTTTAACTCTCCACCTACCAGCTTTAACCCCATGCTAGGGGCCAACAGAGGCTGTGGTTCTTTCCTGTAATCTACATATCTGGTTTGATTTCGGCGCACCATAGTCTTCACCATGCCCCGTTTCCAGGCGTCATACCCCTTGTTGACCCGTATTTGCACCGTTTCGGATAGCGGTTCTGTCTGATACACAAACACATCCATCATATAAAACTTGTTTATGCCGCACAGTTCGGCAAACATAGCATGTGAAATGCCCCTATCAGGGTCTTGCAAGAACTTCTTAATCTGCCGCAACAGTTCTACCTTGGTCAATATCATGCCCGTAGCCCTATACGCTGGAGGTAATTGGCGGCTACCTTGCCCACATAGAGATCTTGGTCAGATGTTTCCGCATCCTTGGCCTGCTTCTTTCGGGTAATGTAGTTGGTTATAAGGCGAGGCTGAACCTGTTCTGCCCACGCAACCACCGCCAGCGCAGAGGCGATAACCCTGTCATCCTTGCTGCGGCCTGGTGCGCCCAGAAACCCATCCTCACGCACAATCGTCTTCATTTCTTCCAGCAACTCCATGCTGTAGACGTTCATCATCTGCCGTTCAAAAAAGTCTTTCATGTAGTTCATCATGCGCTCTTTTGTCTGGTGGGTAGTCATGAAGCCAATACTGTTGGACAGCCCGCCCATGTTGTCTAGCTTGCGCCAAATGTAATTCTGCATGCTACCCAGCACGTCCCGCAAGTCCCGCCCGATAGTGCCAGGCGTTGCCGTCGCCAATCGGCGTAGGTTTTTGAGTTCGGCAATCACGGCCTGACCTGGGCCATTTACTTCAAGGTTCATGGTGCTGTTCTTGTAAGCGCCAGCTAGGTGCGCTATCACCCACGCAAACTGGTAAGTGTTCATCTCGCTAGTAGCAAACTCGGCAACTTGATCCAACCCGTCAGCGTAGCAACGGTACACCTGTATGCAGAAGCGGTCAGCCCAATCAGAACTTCCATAGGCAGGGTCAGCACCTATGCAGTAGTAAGCGTTGTCTACCGGCTCTTCCCAGATCTTCAGCGTACCCAGTCTCTCAGAAGATTTCAGCACCTGCGTGTCTTGGAAATTCTGTCCGAACGCATAGCGATAGCAATCTGGCACAGTCTTCTTCGCAACCTTCGCAGCGTCCGTGCAGCGGCTGTTAGAGAAGAAGCTGGTGCCTGTCATCACAAAGGCGTAGTCCTCAGTAGGCGGGAACTCTTGGTACATCAGGGATTCATCCTTGATTCCCTCTGCCAGCTTCCAGCGCCACCACGCCATCTGACGCGAGTTGATCTCCACGCCGTACAGCTTTTTAATCTCCTTAACCCAATCCTTCTCTTCTCCGGTCAGCTTGCCGTCCCAGTACACCTTGTAAATGTTGCTCTCTGCCTCTACGGAGTAATACTCATTACGCCACCAGCCGCAGAAGATAGCCTTCTGAGTTTTGGCAAACTTGGCGGTCTTGTACATGTCGTGATACATGTTGAAGCCCTGCGCCGTACTCTCAAACATGTACAGGCGCTCGGGGTTCTTTTCTGCCAGAGATGCAATCAAAGAAGCTAGACCTTCTTCATTTCCCCATGAAGCTGTTTCTGTTCCGTGAAGATAAGTGATAGCTTTGCCCTGCCCCAAGCGAGATTTATTACCAGCGATTTGGTAGAAAATTCGGCTCCGGTTCTTGAGCACCATTTGGTTCCTATTGTGGGCAACCAGCGGAATCTTGTATTCCTTGGGAAGACCTTCCATGTACATGCCCAAAGTTGAACGGAACATGTCGCGGTTTTCCTCAGTATCTGCAACCAGCGTTCCCTGCCATCCAGGGTGCGTAAACTGCCAGTAGAGATCCAAGGCAAGGCTGATCGTAGTGATTCCAAGTTGACGTCCTTTCAGAATGACAAAGAAGTGGATGTCATTGTCTAGTCCTTGTGCAATCTCATTCATCACATACGTCTGCGTCCCCAGCGGCTTTGCCATCGGGATGAGGCCGTCCTCTTTAGACTCAATCTTTAGCTGGGCGCAGAACTTGTAGAACCTGTCGAGATCAAATTTCATACTTCCTCTAAGAGTTCTTCAGTGGCGACACGCCGCATGTTAGCCAGTAGCCTAACATCACAACCTTTGCCGTAATCCTTCTCCAGCTTCTTGAGTTGCTTCTCTAAGAACTTCCTAGCCTCTGCCGCACCGTGAGTCCTGCGCGCAGCAAAGTAGGACGCTACTAGCATCCTAGCTTCTGCTATTTCAAGAATGTTGCGGTCAGACATATCAGTCTACGTTGGGTTTTGCAAAGTATTCCAGCTTCATGTCATCCTCCACACACGCACAAGATCACCGTCAGTACGGGCTACAAACGTCATAGATAGCCGTTTCCCAGCACGATAGTTAGCGTTGAGTACCTTAGCCCTGGCTGCTTTAGGAACCGTGAAGGAATCCCCTATAGCCATAGTCTCATAAGGGTAGGCATACACAACCCTTACAGGGGGTAATCCTATATCATGTTCTAGTTCTATCACCTGCATATCTACACCACCTATGTTGTTATACGCAAATGATAGCAGTTTTCGCAGAAACACAATATTTTTTTTGGGGTGGGCAGGAAGTGGGGGTCACACATCACAGAGCTAGCTGCCCATCGCCTAGTCCCTCTCCGTAGCGACTAGCTGGCGCTGAGTGCTCTAGTCCCTTACCCGTCCCAGACACCTAACGAGTAGGCGCAGGATAGCGCGTAGCATGTAGGGTAAGGGGTAGCAGTGGCCCCTAGTGGACTAGTGAGCTAGCGGGGAGCGGGGAGGGTTAACCACCACGCCTATCCCCATTGCCTAAGCACAACTCTACACACTATTACATAAACACACTAAAAATCTCTAGGTCTTACAGACTAGTCTACACTAGTCACTACGGGTGTTTCTAGTGTTGCGTGAATACAACGGTGACAATTATTAAAATTGTACGTCAACCATTACAGGGTTATAGCGTTATGATTGTATACCTAAGCGATAATGCTTAGGCTAACAATAGGAAAACCTACCATGAACGCACAACAAAACACACATTACACTCAGATTAAATCTGGGTACAAAACAGATAAAAGGTGGGTGGCTTGCCAGGCCATCATGGCTGACCCCCTATCCTCTCCTGAGGACTATGCCTGGGCGGTGCTTATAGCCGCTGAAATTGAGCGGTACGCCGCCAAGGCGGCGGAAAGTGCCCGCATCGGCGGGCTGTAGCTAGTTTGCATTTGCAAACTGTAATTTAACTAATGGGAGTTCCATTTATGAAAACATTACACACACATTGGACGGTTTTATATGCAAGTGGGCATAAAGCCTATTTTGTGAGCGAAGAGGCTGCCAGAGCCGAAGCCATGCTTTACGGAATTGGTTTAACTGCGCCGATATATCGTTCGGAGTAGCAAAATGCGCGATATATCCACAATCCCCACTGACGTCAAAGTGAAGGCATGGTCTGACATTACGCCGGAAGCTCCAGACTGGCAGTTTCGCATTAGTTTCGTGAAGGGAATCGAAACCTTGTGGCGCAGGAACAATCATCCTGCGTTTTACGGTGGCCACCAGACCATGCGCATCGCACTCGATACCCGTCTCGCGCGTGAGTGGCTAGAGTGTGCAGGTTACGACACCTTCGCCCTTAACATGAAGTCTAAGGTCTAGTGCACTCTCTATGCGCCTACATGGGCGTATAGGGGTTTGCATTCGCAAACCATAACCATAACTAATGGATGTTCCTATCATGCAAGCTATACAAACGAAATTTCTCGGCCCTACTAACAACAAGGGAGCGCGCATCAAAGCATGGTGCGCAGCTGGCAGCAAAACAATTAGTTATCCGTATGGTTTAAACGCCGATCTGGCTCACTACAGCGCCGCGCAGGAGCTGCTAGTAAAGCTGGGATGGACAGGGCCACATTACGGGGCTTTGCATCAGGGGTGCTTACCCAGACGGTAGCTACTGTCACGTAATGGTTCCGGAGTAAACCATGCGCCAACACTACACCCCCAGACTCAAGCCTCGCCCCCTCGCGGGGGTGGCCCTCGCCTGCGCCATAGGCGTGGCCCTGGCCTATGTGCTAGTCGCCTGGTGGTCATCATGACAGCCGGTGACTATACCTTGTACCGTAAGGGAGACCCCCTTACATCACGTATAGCAGCCCAGGCTATCCTGGCGCTGCTACCCGCTCTCCAGCAGGCGGTCTATGCCTACGCATACGCGCAGGGGCCAGACGGCTTCACGGACGACGACATGATGGATCACTTTGGCAGCATACGCAGCACCTACCGCACCCGCCGGTCAGAGCTAACCCGCGCTGGCCTCATTATGGACACTGGCCGCACGCGCATGTTGCCCACGGGCCGCAGTGCAATAATTTGGGCTATCACACCACCGGAGTACATAGCATGAGCAACTACGACAACCGCAGCGAATATTACGCCAGCGAACACATGGCCGCCCATATCGATCTGGAGCGCATCGAGCGAGAAGAGGCTATGCGCAAGCTACGCCCCGCCCCGCGCACTCTTGCAGAGGCATTCCCAGACAGTCCAGAAGCCCACTTTGCGACTTATGAGGCGGAGATATTTGACTTCGCCTGGATAGTGCTTGGCTATGTCCTAGCTTTTTTTACTGGGTTCTTCGCAGCAGCTTTTTTTATGTGATACAGTAACCCCTGTTGCCGTGGAAAGCGACAGATCAGAAGGCCGTTTACTCATGCATCGCCCCCTTGGGGGTTTCCACCGGTGCAGCAGTAAGCGGCTTTTTTTTGTCCTATCCACAGTCAACCGCCTAGCTGTCGGTTACCCAATACGGCAGGGCTAGGGGACACGCGCTACTGTGGGAAAGGTCTGAGAGAGCGCAGCAGGTGGCGAAGCCAGAGCCTGTGACCGAACGTCTGGCGGGTTACTGCGGCTCCGTCCGAGTATGAAGGCAAACCTGGTTAACCCTTGGGAGGGCTAGGTTTTGCTCACCATCCGAGTAAAGGGGTTTAGAGGAGTCAGGGGAATAGGTGCTAGGTTGTAGTGACCTAGTTGTGTATCTTTTTTTTAGGGAATAGTTATGACCAAAGACTGGAGATGTACTCATGGTTGGTTGCGCGGTGAACAATGTGAAATATGTTTATCGCAGCCAGCGCAGGAGCTTGTGGCGTGGCTTGTTGAGTTTGAAAATGGAGAACTCGAGTTGCATTTCAACGATACAAAAAGAGCGCTAGGTGAAGCACAAACCCCTCTCTACACCGCCCCACAACCTCGCCCATGGGTAGGCCTGACGAGTGAACAGCGTAAAGAGGTGCTTTACAAGTCTGACACAGCTGAAGAAGTAGCCATTGGAATTGAAGCCCAACTAAAGAAGAAGAATACCGTAGTTTGCCAAACTGAAGAAAAATGTTTGTGCTGCGGGGAAGGACGTGCAACTTTGATGTTTATACGCCAGTGCAATGTGTGTGGTAGTGAGTATGCAGGACAAGCTGAGTTCAATATGGCGAAAACCCAGCCAGCGCAGGAGCCACCATCAGAGTGGGCATTGATTAAAAATATTTTACATGAACACGGGTTACAGGCGATAAGTTTTGTAGCTGATTGGAAGGCAGCGCAGCCAGCACAGCCAGCGCAGGAGCCTGTGGGTTATGAACACCATGAGTACCGACCATACGGTGCGCCCGGCGAGATACGCATTCACGCTATTCTTGCAAGCCAGTACACGCGACCAGATGGGTCGGTCGTAGGAGATTATCAATGGCTTGTTGATGAGTATAAGTTGAGTAAAAACACCATAAAGCTGATACCTCTCTACACCACCCCACAACAGCGCTCGTGGGTAGGGCTGACGGATGAGGAGATTAAAGAAACTTATGAAGAGGCTTACAAAGTTGCGCAAGGCAGGAGGCTTGAGGTTGCATTTGCCCGAGTCATCGAAGCCAAACTCAAGGAGAAGAATACATGAACGAACGAGACAAAGAGTTTGCAAAGCAAGCGTGGGTGGAAAATGACTGGGATGGGCACGTTGACATAACTAAGTTCGCAGAACTTATCCGTGCCGATGAGCGCGAGGCTTGTGCGAAGCTATGTGAGAGCTTTGACGAGTTACACCCAGAGGCGGCATTCCATAAATGTGGCGCTGCAATCCGAAAAAGGGGGAATACATGAGCGGTGGTCACTTTGATTACAAGCAATACAGCATTAGCGACATTGCAGACGAGATCGAGAATGTCATTGAACTAAATAATTCCAAAGAGTTAGACGATTTTGGATCAACCATTGGACATGGCTATACAACAGAAACAATTGCTGAATTTGAAAAAGCTGTAAAGGCTTTGCGGGTGGCAGAAATATATGCACAGCGTATTGACTGGTTACTATCTTGTGATGACGATGAAAAGCAGTTTCACCAAAGATTGAAAGAGGAGTTAGATACATGAATTGCCCACGATGCGGGGCCGAAAGCATGTTGGTGTCTTTAACCAGGTTAGATGCGGATGCTGTCTGGCGTAAGCGGGTATGTCGTAGCTGCAAAGAGGCGGTGACTACGGTAGAGATGTACAGCAAGACCGCGCTAGATGCACCCATGCCACCCCACAGACTCAATCGAAAGGCCAAGAAATGAAAGACCTCAAAGCATGGGCCTCGCGCTTGCGGGAGAGGGAAGAGGCTGGAGAGCAGATGAACCAAACGATAAAAAAGATGTGGCGCAGGGCGCTAAACCTGCCCGAGAACTATCAACCGAATGTTGTAAAGGAGCAACCAAAAAATAAATTTCTTGACGAATAAACTTTATCCTTCTATCGACGTATAATCTTATTGTGGGAAGTTCCCCACTGCTTATTAAATGGAAAACTCCAAATGAAACTCTGTATCATTTGCAAGCACGCTGTTCACAAGCTGAACGACCCTGAACACGAATTCGTACGTTGTTCTTACAACGCTCAACCCTCCCCCGTACATGGCAAGATAGTCACCCAGAACTTGCCCTATTGCCAGGTCATGCGCATTAGCATGGTTGTCACTAACTGTGGGCCAGAAGGTCAGTACCATGAGGAGATCAACAATGTTTGATTTCTCACCCGAAGTACGTAATTCAGCCTGGTGGTCAGGCGACTCACGCTTGGCGGCACAGGGCAACGCCAATAAAGCAATTCTGATAAAGCAGGGAAAGCTCATTCCTGAAGACATTTCTGACGTGGAGGCCGTGAAGATGGGCCACGTCATGGAGCCTGTTATCGGGCGGCTGGCGCAGGACAAGCTGGGTATCGAACTCACCAAAATCGAACAAGCCTACGATCACCCGAAAGAGCATTGGCTCAAATCACACTTTGACTTTGTGGGGCAAAAGAATGGCAAGTCTATTTTGGTTGAAGCAAAGAACTACAACGCTGCGACTCGCAACAAGTTTGACCCAGAGACTGGAATTATGCCTCCTGCTGACTTGGCTCAGTGCGTCCACGAAGCCACGGTCTTTGGTTGCGATACTGTGGTATTGGCCGTCTTATTGGGTGGTCAGGAATTTATTACGATTCCTGTCGAAGTTACTGAGCAGATGAAGGAAGACCACATCAAGAAGTGCGCGGAGTATTGGGGCTGCGTAGTGTCAGGAAACACGCTTCCACCCGAGTCTACGGAGCAAGCAAGGCTGATCTACAAGGTAAGCCAGCAAGGGGCTAAATTGGCCTCTGTAAGCGTAGAGCAGGTGGCTGCTGCACTGATAGAGATTAAGCGCCAGATTAAGGCCTTAGAAGACACGGAAGAGTCTTACGCAACCATGCTGCAAGGCTATATGGGTGAGAAGGACACGCTGGTTACGGTGGACGGCACTGTGCTTGCCACTTGGAAGTCTGCAAAGACTAGCAAGTCTTTTGACTCCAAGCTATTCCAATTTGCTATGCCTGACATTTACAACAAATTTGTGATAGACAAGCAAGGTAGCCGTCGTTTTCTTTTGAAGTGAGGTTCACAATGATTAAACAACCTAAAGCTCTGAGGCTAGCAGCACACGCAGAAGCCAACGCCAGTTTTGGCGACATGGCATTGATTGCAGCCGAACTGCGCCGCTTGCATGAAGTAAATGCGGACTTGCTTAGGGCGCTGAAACTTTTTCTTGCGCACTCTTCGGAACCTGAGTGCGCGATCTGGCGACACGTGCATGGGGTGGCGCATGCAGCCATCGCCAAATCAGAAGAACGCGCAGTAACCCCGCAAAACGACGTGTTGGTCGACGCACTAGCGGATATGGGGAGGGCTGCACTATGAGCGATGTCAACAACGGCGGACCAGCGTTTCCGGTAATCGGAAATGAGGGCGAGCCAAGCCCTGGGGATGGTATGACTCTGCGCGATTACTTTGCGGCAAAGACGATGCAGGGGATGATTGGCAGTCAAGCCTACATAAACATGACGGCTGAAGATATTGCGCGCTGTGCGTATGCAATGGCCGACGCCATGCTCAAAGCCCGCGAGGTGCAGCATGAGTAATACAAACGTCGCTCTTATATCGGTTGGTGACATAGAGAAGATGGCTATTGCCATCGCCAAGTCGAAGATGTTCGGCATGAAGACGCCGGAAGAGGCTTTTGCGCTGATGTTGATAGCGCAAGCAGAGGGTATGCACCCTGCTATCGCAGCGCGTGATTATCACGTCATTCAGGGGCGTCCTACGCTGAAGGCAGATGCCATGCTTGCGCGGTTTCAGAATGCCGGGGGTAAGGTGCAGTGGGAGGTCTACACGGATGCAGAGGTAACAGGCGTGTTCTCTCACCCGTCTGGAGGCTCTCTCAAGCTGACGTGGACGTTTACCCAAGCCAAGTCTATTGGCCTCACAGGCAAGGACAATTGGCGCAACTACCCTCGTGCCATGCTACGCGCTCGCTGCATCTCAGAAGGCATAAGAACGGTCTATCCTGGCTGTGTGGTGGGCACATACACGGCAGAGGAGTTAGAGGAGATACCAGCGCCAGCAGAAACACCAAAAACTTTGGAGGTGGTCGAGGAAGTTGAGAAGCAATACAAATTGTGGATTCCCAACCAAGAAGAGCCTTACGCTACTTACGACACCCCAGAGGAGTGGAAAGCAGGGTTTGACGCACTTGTTGCGCGGATCAAGACCAGTTCCAAGTTTGCGGAAGAAGTGAAGGAAGAGAAGCTGGACGGCCTTCGAGCCTGCAATCTAGACATGTTGGATTTTGTTGGAAACGTTACTAACGAAGAAAATCATGGCGAATGAACACCGCGAGATGTTAGGCTCTGGCGTAGCTTTTTGGGAAACAGTGAAGAAGTCTGACAAGGGGCCAGACTACAAAGGATTTGTGACGCTAGAGATGGATTACAAAGCTGGTGAGAAGCTGAAGATGGCTTTCTGGCTTAAGAACACCAGCAACGGGAATACGCTGCTGGCAATCAAAGAGGACAACTACAGCAAGCGGATGAACATGGAGAAGGATACGCCTCGGGAATACGAACCTAAGCCCCGCATACAACCAACTCGCCAGCAGCCACAGCGAAGGGCTGTTGATATAAATGACGATGAAGTTCCGTTCTGATTTACGGGGGGAACGTACTCCATGACTAGCAAGCTCTGTGCCACCTTGCAGGCTTAATGAGGCAAGTACCCCCACCTTTACACAATTTCAGCAACCTAATCCTTTGAGGTAAAAAATGAAACAAGCATTGACACAAATGAAAGCAACCTGTTTTCATTTCGTAAGAGGGAAAAAAATTGAAGGTGCGCCAAGCTGCTTAAATGGCGACGTGACCGGCCTGAGTGGCAACGTGTCTTACTTGCGAGGAGGCGTGTCCGGCCTGAGGGGCGACGTGTCCGGCCTAACTGGCGACG